CGGCGGACGCGTGGTTTATCTTCCCGGAAATGTACAATTTAGCCGCTCCACCGGCAGAAAACGAAACAGAGGACAGAGACGGGATTCCGGTTCCAACTGGTGAGGAAATTAAACAGCCTATCACTTGGGAGCATTCAAAAGAAGATGCAAACCCGGCGTTAAAAGCGTCTTACGATTCGTTAAAATGTAACGAAATCGGCGTTATCTTTGCGACATACTCGGGACAACTTGAGGGATTAAACGACGGAAACGGAAATTTAGTACCAATGAAGTTGCAAGGGGAAACGTTGTCGGCTCAATACGGTGCGCCAGTAAAAGGAACATTGAACAAAATCATGGTTTCAATGCTTATGGACGAATTGGAAAACGAGGCGAACAGAGATTACATTGATTCGAGCGCGATTTCTTACCCGGTTAAAAACTGGTTTTCGTTGGGTGCGCTTGAGGTTATCAACTACGAGGTGTCAAATTCGGCTCAAACTACTATCGTTTTTAGAGCGAACGCGCTTTACGGAGGTGTTGATTTCAAAAAGCCAATTACGGGACTTGTAACGGCGGATTTATCACCGGATTTAGGAGTAACAACCGGCGAGGTTTACAACAACACAACCGCGGCAAACGTGGCGGCAACGTTGGCAGAATCGGGAACAACTCCGGGGCTTTACACGTTAACATTGGGCGTTGCACAAACGGCGGCGGATCAAATTTGGATTCAGATTTTCAAATCTGGGTACACAATGAGAACGTTCAAAGTTACTTTATCTTAGTAATCAATAAAACGTAACATGGCAGACGAAAGAAAAAAAACCGTTAAAAAGGCCGCGCCAAAAAAGGCAATGCCGAAAATCTACACCGACGCAAAGAATGCAAAAATTCAAATGCCGTCGAGTATGATTACAACGGTTGAAAATTTCAAAAAGATTTGGCAAGGTAACGCCAGGGCGACCGATTTGGACGCCGCATGGGACCGCGCTAAAGATTGGCGAGACAGTTACAAATAACAAAATAAAGCCCTCGCAATTGTGCGGGGGTTTTTTTATACAATGAATTTTGAAACGACCGACATTGGCAGAATCTTAAAAAACATCAAGTTGTTGAGCGCAACGGATATTTTTATTTCTGTAATGAAACAAAGCGAGGTCCAAAAGTATATTGTAAAATTGAACACCGATCAATTGAGGTACGAATTTATCAATTCGGAGGGCAAATTATTGTCCGATATTGGCGGCGGTTATTCGAATTTTACGCTATCACTTGGACAAAAACAAGGCCGTTTGAAAGTGGATTTGTACGACACCGGAGAATTTCACGAATCGTTTAGAATTGAGAATATAAGCGCAACCGGGTTCGATATTAATTCCGATTCCGTAAAAGACGGCGTTGATTTAAAGGACAGATGGGGAAAAGAAATTGAAGGATTAACTTTTGAAAGTGTGCAAAAAGCCGCTCAATTTTTGGTAAATTTATATTTTGACGAAATATTAATGAAAATCGCGGTATGAAAATATTCAATTCCATTTATGAAATTTGGCTCCATAACTGGGAACAATTAAATATTTCGGGCGATTTGCGTTGGTTGATTGTGGACGAAAAGGAGCAAAACAAAAAACAAGATTTGGAGTTGTTGGAAAACGCGTATTTTGATATTCAGGACCAATACCTCGAGGAGACAAAAGGAAACAAAGAATTGATTTCTAAATGGCGCACGTTGATAATTAAAAGAATGACCGCCCGCGTTTTATACGCTCAAGGCGACAAAGCCCAATTGAATTGGATTGAATTTTACACGGCCAAAATTGACAATTTAATGAATACGAGCCAGGACGTTGATATTATCAAAACGCGAATGTTAATTCAACAAAGATATGGCCAACCGATAAAACCAAAAGAGACGACATTGGCGGAATTTATAAAAATATCCGAAATAGTAAGCGAACAAAAACCGACCGAAAATGGCAAGACAAAATAGCGCGGAATTAATAGCGCGATTAAATAGCGAAATGGCTAAATTGAAAGATTTGGCAAACATGACCGAAAAGGAATTGAATGAATTGTCCAAGGCGTTTACAAAGGATTTAAACGTTACGGTTAAAATGGCCCAAGCGACAAAAGAAACGGCGCGGGGTGTTCGTGAGTTAACTCAATTGGAAAAACAGTCGGTTAAAATCCTAAAGGAAAAAGAAAAAATTGATAAGCAAATTATCACCCAACGAAAAAAATTAACGCAAGTTAACAAGGAACAACGCGCCACAATCCAAGCGTTAAAAGTTGAGGAGCAAAGACGAAACAAAATCGCCCGAGAGGAGGCGAAATTAACAAATCAAAACATTGGAGCGTTTGAGCGTTTGAATGTCAAAATAAAATCGTTGTCCGATCAATACCGAAATTTGGTAATTGCAGAGGGCAAAGAATCGAAACAAGCGAAAGTCTTAAAACGTCAAATTTTAGAACTAAACAAAGCCAGAAACAAGGCCAACGAGGCGTTGGGAATGCACCAACACAAAGTTGGACAATATACACGCGCACTCGGAAAACTTCGCGGAATGTTGGCGCAAGTCGGTTTGGCATTCGGGGCGTTTATGGCTATTCGTGATTCGTTCCGAATTATACGAGATTTTGAACAAGCCCAAGCGGATTTGGCGTCCGTTTTAGGTGTGAACGTTGAGGAAATGGGAAAACTAACCGAGCAATCAAAACAACTCGGGGCAACCACAATTTTTACGGCGTCGCAAGTTAGTGAATTGCAGAAAGAATACGCAAAACTCGGATTTACAATGGATGAAATCGAGGGCGTAACGGAGGCAACGTTACAACTCGCCGCGGCAACCGGGACCGACTTGGGACAATCCGCAACCGTTGTTGGTTCCACTTTGCGAGCGTTTGGAATGGACGTGAGCGAAACGCAAAGGGTCGTTGATGTCATGGCGAAATCGTTTAGCGCGAGTTCGTTGGATATGGAAAAATTTACGGTTGCAATGCGAGCCGTTGCACCGGTAGCGAAAAACGCCGGATTTAATATCGAGCAAACAACCGCATTAATTGGAACGTTGACGGATTCGGGTGTGGATGCAAGTTCGGCCGGTACTGGATTGAGAAATATATTTTTGGAACTTGCTAAAAGCGGAATGACGTTTGAGGAGGCAATGGCCCAAATAAACAACTCAACAAACAAAAACGCAACCGCATTGGAGTTGTTCGGGAAAAAGACAGCAACCGCCGCGACCATATTAGCCGAGTCCGGAGTAAGTGCGGACGCATTGACCGACAAACTAAACCAAGCGGGCGGAGCCGCTCAAGAAATGGCGGACAAACAACTCGACACGTTGGGCGGGGCGGTTAAATTGTTGTCGTCTGCCTGGGAGGGTTGGATTCTAAAAATGAACGAATCGAGCGGTGCGGGTAATTTCCTAAAAAATGTTATTAAATTTTTAGCGGAAAACCTCGAGTTGATTTTGGATTTATTATTGAAAACCGTTTCGGCCTTTGTCGTTTACAAAACAGCCGTTAAAGGTGCGGCGGTTGCTCAAAAGCTATTGAATCAAGAAACAATTGCGAGCATAAAAAACACAAAACTATTCGGACAACAAATTTTTAAAAGTACAAAATCTTTCGGTTTGTGGGCGGCGGCGATTTCGTTTGTTGTTATGGCTTTGATTGATATTGTTAGCGGTTTATTGAACGCAAAATCCGCCACGGATTTATTCAACGAAACAATGGACAAAGCCAACGAAAAATTACAGGAGGAAAAAGACAAATTGGCGTTGGTTGGTGAGGAATTATTTAATACAAAGGTTGCAAGCGAAGAACGTCAAAAGGTTTTGGATAAAATAAACGCGGAATACGGGACAACGTTAAAAAACTTGGAAGATGAGGCCGCATTTGCCGCTCAAGTTGCGGCGGCATACGAAAAAATTGTCGAACAATTAGACAAAAAAATAACCGCGCAAGTTATCGAAGAAGAAATATTGGCCGCAAAAAAGCGATTGAGAGAATTAGAGCGTGAAGTTGAGGACGCGGGATTTTTTGACGTATTAGGTGAAGCGAGCGGAATAATAATTGGAGAAGGTACGGACAAAGAAATTCAAAAACAAGTGGATTTGATCGCCAAGCTAAAAAACGAACTTGCATTGTTGCAAATGGAATCCAAAGACATTGCGGATGAAATAACCGAGGAAGATGATGAAGAAACAACCGGAGGAACTGGAGGAAAAGGCGCAAAATCAATTGAAGATAGAAAAAAAGAAGAATTAGCCGCATTCATAAAAGGAAATGAGGAAATTTTGCGACAACTAGAAATTCAATTAAGAAAACAAGGCGCGGACGAGGAACAAATACGAATGTTGTTGGCGGATAAAAAAATCGAATTAGCAAGAAAAACGGGAGAAAAAATAATCGAATTAGACTTTAAAGATAAGTCTATTCTAAGTCAACAAGAATTAGAATATTACAGATTAGCGGATCAAAACGCGACAAAATTCCAAAAAACAAAAGTTGAAAAGATTAAAAAAACAGAGGAAGAAATTGCGGCGGAAGTAAAAGCGGGAGTTGACAAATTAAAACAATACAACAAAGAACAATTCGAAGACACTAAAAAAACGGCGGAAGAAATTGCCATGGTTTTAGGCGACATTTTCAACGCTTTACGGGACGAAATCGCACAATCTTTGCAATTAATCGCGTCAATTCAAGAAAGCAAAATCTCCGCAATTGAAAGCGCAATCGAACGACAACAGCAAGTTATTGAGGATTCAAAAGACGCGGAAAACAGATTAATCGAGCAAGCGAAACAAACCGGTTTGCAAGCGGACGAGTCAATCAATTTGGAGCGTGAACGACAAAAGAAAGCATTAGCCGAACAACAACGACTCGAAAAGGAAAAACAACGAATTGAGGCGACAATTGCGGCGTTGCAATTACTCGCGGCAAATGTACAAAGCGGACAAGGAAACCCGGTCCAAAATGTTAAAACCGACATTTTGAATTTGAAATCCTTTATTAATTCGCAATATTACAAGGGGGGGTACACCGGAGACGGTGGCAAATATGAAACCGCCGGGATTGTCCACAAAGGGGAATTTGTAATTGACAAAGAAACAACCGCACAACTCGGATTGAAAGGAAAAAATATGGGCGAGTTCAAAACATGGTACAAAAATTCGATCATTGAAAGCGGCGTAAAAAAATCAATGGACACGGATTTTATTTTGCCAGAACAAAACGCCGCATTGGCTCAAAGTAGTATTTTAGAGGCAAAATTAACCGAATTAATAAACGTATCAAAGGCCAAACAAATCGACCAAGGACGCGCGGCATTTGACGCAATGGTGGGAGCGTTACAATACCAAAAAGGAAAAACGCGTTATTATTTCCCAGTTAGCAAAAAATAAAATATGGCTCAAAAACATTTATACGGAATAAATTATGCCCAATTAAACCCGCCCGAGGAATGGCAAGATTTGAAAGTTTCCGCGACAATTGTGGACAATTTTTTTAGTGCGGACATACAAAACCAAACGTTGACATTCACCGGAGACGCGGCGACATTCATAAAATTATGGGTTCAAAATTACGGCGTTTTTAACGGGTTGCCGTATCGAATTTTAATAGATGATTCGGAGATTGTTTTTGATGGGTTTTTGGTGTTGTCCGAACTTGTAATAAATTCAAAATTGGGTCCAACAATTTACAAAATACCGATTCGAGACTTGACGGACAATTTAACAACGTTGGACCGTGTTTCCGTTTTTACGCAAGGTTTATTGTTCGATCAAGGTTTTTTGAATAACTCGAATAAATATTGGCTCCCGGTCGTCCAAGTTGGAAAAACCACGTTTAAGGACAGATATTTACAATTACTTTCGTTGGGTTATAACGTATTGAACACAATTTTACAAATTATTCAAGACGTTTTATCGGCCATTTCCGACATGATTGGTTTATCCCTTCCGGTTGGTGTTGTTGAATTTTCTACATTAATGTTAAATATTTTTATCCAAATAACACAATTGCAGGATTTGATTTTGGCACACAAAGATTTGATTTTGGCGTCACAAACTTATTACCCGGTTTTGAAATTAAAGGACGTAATCGAGGCCGCATTCGAAAAACTGGGAAAAACTGTTGAGTGGGGAATAATTGAAAACGACATTAACCGCAAATTTGTTAAAAGTTCAGAAAATGGATTTCCGGGCGTTATCGCTCCGGGTATTCAGTCGGCCGGAGACGGTACATTAAAACCTCAAGATTGGGGGTATTTGATTTCCGAGGCAATGCAAGAAATCGAAAAAATCTACAATACCCGAATCCATGACGAAGGCGACATTGTACACATAAAAACACAATCGGACCCTTTTTGGGTTGACAATCCAAGTTTTGCGGCGGAATCGGTTTTGGTATCAACGACAAAACAATATCAAAACGGAATTTACCGAAACAAAACGGAGGAGGTTTTCGCAACGACTCGGGTTACTTACGAATATGACCCGGCAGACGCGCACACGTTGGTAACGGAAAACGGCGACGCCTATGAAATTCACCGCGATTTAATAAACGAATTAGACCCGAGAATGAACACAATGAAGGGACTCCAAGACATCAAAATAAATTGGGCGTTGGCGTCGCGATACGATCCAATTGAGGACATTTTATTCCCTTTATTTGACGAAATTTTAGGCGATTCAAATAATTTATTGAACAGTTTAAAAAACCAAATTACTCAATTCGCGCAATATATCGACCCGGGGTCGAATAGTGAGCAATCGACCGCGGACTTTTTGGCGATTAATCCGCTTGACTTTATTTTGGCATTGTCTCCAGGTGGTTTGAAAGTTGAGGACGATACATGGGGCATTCCAAAATTTATAGATGCGGACGCAAACGAATTGAATAAAACGTTAACGATTCCGGCGGATTTCAAATCGCGTTGTTCGGCCGAATTTATTTACAAAGAACGCTATTTACCAGAATCGCCCGCAATTCAAAACAATTTCGCGGGTCAAAATATATCAATCGAGCAATTGCGAATCCCGTTTAGTTTATCGAATTATCAAAACACAAAACAAAACCCTTATTTTAATTTTGACGGTTTGGCAAAATTCAACGACATTGAATGGAACGAAAACCAAAGGAGTGCAGAGGTGACAGTTGAGAAAAAAGAAATATTTGACGATAATATAACCGAAACAGAAATATGATAACGACACCTAAATATTTGGTTGACAAGGCCAAAAAGACAATTAAAGAAATCCAAAAAATCAACCCGACCGAGGTTCTAAAATCGAAATACAAAGACGCGACACCAGAAGAAAGGAAAAAAGTTGACGAAATTAATAAAAAACTTTGTACTTTTATAAAAAATAAAGACATTGACGGAGCCAAAAGATATTTGGCACATTTGAAAAAGCAAAACAGATGAACGAAATAGTAATAACGGACCGGAAATGGCTTTGTCAGCATAGAAACGGCGACACGTTCGCAACGAATCCAACGACGGATTTTGTTAGCTATTTTCAAATATTAGTAGCCGAAAAAACCAAATTAGTGCAAACAATTGAAGTTTCAACAGTTGTTGAGGCGTCCTTTGACGTATTAATAACCGTCGAAGATATAGGCGGACAAATAAAAGTTACACACCCGTTCGACACTTGGGCGTCCATGGGTGTTTCAGTTGGCGATTCGCTTTACATTGAGGCGAACGGACTAAACACAACGGAGACAGTTAACGCGATCCAATTAAACGTTATGTACATAACCGACACGGCATTTTTGAACGCTTTGAGCGTTTCGAGTGGTGTTGCGCGGGACGATTATATTTTCAGAGTTACAACCGTACCGACGGCGGTAAATTTTCAATTTGGTATTATTCCAAACAGTCAAACCGCGAACAATTTTAACAGTTTGTTAAATGGTGAGGCACAACTTTACACCGTTTCGGGGCTTGTTTTATCGACTCCCAAGCCCATGACCTACCAAAGTAGCCCGGCCAGTAATTTAGGGAGCGTTCAAGTCGAATACACGGGTGCGAGCGGTACGGGGTCGAGCGTGTTTAGTTACACAATCGAACATATTTTCAGAATGCCGCCATTCATTGAGAATTGGCTATCGAATTACCAAGCCGGAACGATTCCAACAGATTTCGCCGGAGTCAATTCATTCCGTTACGCGTCCAAAATTAACTTTTTGACAAATCCAAACAATCCGAACAATAAAAAATTCTTTGAAGATTCCTTCCAATTGGGGTCGGTTGGTTTTGTCGGTCAGAATTTCAACAACGGCGTTGCGGATTATTCTTTGGATTCAATATCAACAACGAATTTTGAAGTAACACAAACGAACAGTTTAACCGCATCAATCAGTCGAGCGTCGGGAAATTTTGCCGCCGGTGTTAAAGTTTATTTGTACGTTTACAAGTTACCGAGCGCGGCGGAATATTCAACACAAACAAATGATTTTGAAACAAATTTTGTTTTCGATCAATTGGACGTATTGGAAGGAGCCGGAGCGAGTTCGTCGAGTATTATTCTAAATTTGGACGCCAATATAAACGGGGGCGACCCGACTTTGTTGGATTTGTCTTTTGATTTGGATTGGAACGCGGCCGGGGTTGCTATCAATTTAGTTGATGGCGACAACATAGCAATAACCGCAATAGTTGAGGACGGAACATTAACCGCCGAACTTTCGGACCGTATGCCGGTTTTATTATATGCCGGTCCCGTGTCGAAGGATTCCGATAATTTAGGGATAACAAACAACCAAATTGATTTTTACGGTTCGTCTATGAATATTCCCTTAGCGTTGCCAGTTTCCAACGTGGACACTTGGAACAATCGTGCGTATATTTTGAGCGGTTCTTTTAGATTGATAAAGGAGGCGAACGCAAACGACCATTTATTAAAATCGTTGGAATATAGAATTGTCGGACGTATTCCAGGAACACAAACGTTTTTCGATATTGACACCTATAAATTCCCGTTTCCGGGAAAAATTGCACTTTTAAACGTTGGCGGAACGGGTTATCAAGCGTTAAACATAGACACGACCCGACCGGTTGGAAACGTTCCAATTGATGACGATTTAAGATCGGTAAAATTGAGTTCAACAATCCCGGGGAGTTTCCAAAACTATCAGGATTTCAATTGGCAGTTAGGAATCGAAATACCGCACCGGACATGGATTGAAAATTTAGCCGTTCAACAAGTGGCTCCGGAATTTTACGATTCTGCGGAAGAAAACAATAATTTTAATCAACGGACTTCGAATTATTCGGATGCGTTGACATACGACATTTTTATTTTTGCAACCGCCGTGACACTTTTCAACGGTATTGAAACAACTCACCAAATGAGTTCGGACGAATCGTTGGTGGCGGATTTTGATGTTGACGCAATCGGGACGGGATGGAGCGCGACAACCGAACTTTTTGACACGGATGGAAACACAATTAATACCGTTTACGAAGGTGAGGACGTGGATGTCAAAATAACATTTAACAGACCGCCGGGATTGTCAAGCGAGCAAGCCGAAATCGTTTTCGAATACGTCGGAGAAGTTGGACAAACGAGCCGGTTGAGTTCTTACCATGAATGGGACGGACCAGAAAACGCGCTCAAGCCTTTAGAGGGTGAAACGTTGGTAAAAATCACAACGCCAACACTCACCTCGACGGTCATTGAATGCACAATAAAAGGGGAATTTTTATTGGACGGAAAACCGTTCAACGTTTACGGACATTTAGTTAACGGACGATAAAATGATAATATTAAACCAAACCACAACCCAACCAGATTCGCCGCAATATTTTGCGACAAAGCGAACGGAAATTCCAGTAATAAAAAAACAAGGTTTACCACAATCAAAGGATTTTTGCACTTGTTTGATCCAATGCGTTCCGGCTTTGAAAGTATTCACGGACGGGATTGGAACCGACCCACTAAAAAACGATTTTCGGTCGTTATTTATTCCAACGGTTAATTCAACCGCCGCGACAAATTCAACGATAGTCGGAACAATTACAAACATACAGACCGGAATTGTAACGACTTTAGCAGATACAACGCACGGGACGTTAAACGAAGGGGACAACTATTGGTGGTTCAAATTGGAATGGTTTAAAATATACAATGCAATCGGACTCGGAAAATATCAAATCCACGTTGTCGAAACGGCAATTTCTGGAGGACAAACAATAAACGAATTGAAAACGCCCGTTTTTAATTTATTGCCTTATTCAGATGAAGCCGCAAACGGAACGGTTCGATTATACTCAAGACAAACCGGAAAATTAAACCACGGGAACAACTACTCAAATTTAAAGCCAACCGGCGTCGCCGTGTCAAAAGTTAAAATATTTGAACAACAAACACGTCTACCGGGTCGATTGTTTATCAAATCGGAAGAAATTGAAAACGATCATTTAGTTTTGAACAACTCGAATTTGTCAACGTATCAAATAAAAGACCAATTGCGGCCAACGTATCAACTCGACTTACATTTATTGAGTTCGGCTCAAGTTATGCCGGTCGTTTTCGACGATATGTTCGGAAATCAATTGTTTGTTACGGATTACAATGTATATAATCACGTCGTTGACCCGCGAGATTATCAAGCGGTCCAATATATTGATTTACCCGTAAGACGTGAAAGCGTGAACATACCGAACCCGAGCGCAACGGCAAAACGTAAAACTTATTCGTTCGATATGATTTACGAATACGACAATATTTTTAAAACGAATAATTGATGGCTAAACAAGACGCAAAAATATTTTTAGACGGCGCGACAGCCTCGCCAATTGTTAATTTTTCCGGTGCGAGTGATTTAGTAACGGAATCAATCGACCTTTCAGATTGGGACGGTTCGTGGATTCTTTATTTTTGGGGCGATTTGTCGCCAACAAAACAAAACTTGACAATCCAAGTTTCAGACGACGAATTGAAATGGTTTGATTATAAAGACGAGGCCAAAAATGTAAAATTCGACGACTATTTTTTCGACGATAAAATGGTACATAAATACATTAGAATCCAATATTTTTCAAATGGTTACTCTGGAAATATTACGTTTAAATTTGTACAAATATGATTGACTTATCAAAACGAAATTTAAAAAACAATGTCGGTTTGGATTTGTCAAAAAATCCGGATACGGATCACCATAGCACAATTTTTGAAATCGGAGACAAAAAAACCGTTTTTGTTGATGCGTGCAAACAATCGACAGTCAGAAACAAATTGAAAAATTTTGGACGTTTAATTATCAACGGTCAATTAATACTTTTATAAAATGGCACTAATTCAAATGCGAACCGCCGACGGTTCAACAATAGGAAACCCGCCAACGGGAGATTTCTTCATATTTATCGACTCAAATAATGCAAATAAATACACCCTGAGAGATTCAAGCGGAACCGACACAATTCTCGGGGGTGGTGGAGGAACTGGAACTTTGTTTGGACTTTTCAATCAAACAAGCCCAGGCCCAACAATCAACACAGCTCCGGAACAATCAATAGTTGGAACGGGTGTTGGAAGTTTAACAGTTCCAGCGAACAGCTTTGTTGTCGGTGACGGGTATCACGCAAAAATTGGAGGACGTTTGAATGCAACGGGAGGAGGTGGACGGTCTGAAATCATAATCAGAGTAAAAAACGGTACAACCGTACTCGCATCAACTGGAATTTTCGATTTAGATACAGCAACAAATCAAGGATGGGAATGCGAGTTGGATTTTACAGTTGCGGCAATCGGAACAACGGGGTCAATCGTTACGAATGGGAATTTTGCCTATACAAAGGATGGAAACCGACAAGTTTTTGGATATATTTTCCAAGACTCGCAAACAATAGACACAACAGTATCCAACACCTTAGATATCACAGTTGAATGGAATGTTATTAATGCCGGCGACGACATTTTTTCCGCAAATTTTGTACTTTACAAAACATACTAAAATCAATGATTTTACGCGAAATTACGAGAAACTCACACGTTCTTGACTTATCCAAAAAAGTCGGAGCGAAAGCAAACTATCAACAAAAAATTGCGACACTTTCGGACCTACATTGGGACAATCCAAAATGCGACCGCGATTTGTTAAAAAAACATTTGGATTTGTGTTTGAAAAATGACTATCGAATCCACTTAAACGGAGACACGTTTTGTTTGATGCAGGGCAAATATGACCCGAGGAAATCAAAATCCAGTATTCGACCGGAACACAACGTTAACAATTATTTGGATGCCGTTGTTGAGGACGCGGCGAATTGGTTTAAACCATACGCACATCTAATTGATGTCGTTGGATATGGAAACCACGAAACGAACATAATAAAACGAATGGAAACGGACCCTTTACAACGGTTCGTTGATGCGTTAAACGGTGTAAGCGAAACAGATCACAAAGTTTTTACCGGTGGTTATGGCGGTTGGTATATTTTAGGATTTGGCCGCGCCTCATATAAAATAAAATATTTCCACGGCTCCGGCGGTGGTGGTGTTGTAACGCGTGGAGAAATCAATTTAACGCGTGCGTTGTCTTATTTCCACGGGTGCGATTGTTTTATGATGGGACACGTTCACGAAAACAAGGAATCGAACGTCGTTGTTGAGACATTGGATGCACACAACAAACAAATTGACAAAGAAATTTTATTGATGATAACCGGAACATATAAAGAGGAATACGACGGCGGATTCATGGGGTTTCATGTCGAACGGGGCGCACCTCCAAAACCGGTCGGAGGTCGTTTGTTAACGTTGGACTATAACAGAAAAAAAACCGGAAGGATAACGATAAAAGCAAAAAGCGAAAAATTATGAAAATAAGGGGGACAATTTACCGAACTTTTAAAGACGCCTTGCAAACGCTCGGAGAATTTCAATGCGGAGAATTTAAATGTTACACGCTCGAATTACCAGATTTGAACAATGACGGAATCGAAGGAAACGAGATTCGAAAATCTTGTATTCCGGAAGGAATTTATCCCGTAACGATCGAAAACCACCGGAAATTTGGTTGGTGTTATCGCGTCCACAACGTTCCGGGTCGGTCTGGAATTTTAATCCATGCCGGGACGCATTACAAACACACTTTAGGTTGTATTTTGCCAGGAACAGACCAATACGATATTACAAAAGACGGTTTAGCGGATAACATATCGAGTAAAAAAGCGTTGGCCGGAATGGTGTCGTGTGAAATGGAGGAACTGGAAATTGTAACGATATGACCCGAGCCGTTGGATTTATAATTGTGGCGGTTGTTTGTTTGTGTTTGGGATGGTTCGCAAAACCCGAACCGATTGAAACGGACAACGGGGCGCGATACAGACAAGAAATTTATCGTTTACGGGATGAAATAAAAGACTTAAAAAAACAATATGCAAAACAAATTGAAAAACTCGACACGGTTAGCACTAACCACGGCGTTTCTGTTTACATCAATGATTTTAAAAGCCGCGCCGGTGGACGTATGCCAACCGGCCGACTCGGTACAAATCGACATTGAAGATTTTAAATATATCCAAACTTGGGCGGAATTTGGTTTAACTTGCGAGAAAACGACGGCAAAACTAACCGATCAAATCGAGCGGGACAGAATAACAATTGAAACACTCGACAAAGAACTAATCGACCAACGCGAGAAAAACAACCGTTTGCGGACGTTTTGCGGCGTTTTGGGTAGTTCGTTAGGGGTTTGTGTCGTTTGGCTTTTTTTATCGCCTTAAAACCCATATAACAGAAAATAAAGCGGATAGGCGCGAACGCCTACCAAAAACGCTTTATTTGGGTGTTATACGTTCTCACATATAATTTACTTAATAACTCGAAAATCATACGTGAAAACATATAAAACCGCTTTATTTGGGCGTGATGTTCACTAATTAGTGAACTTTTTTGATCGTTACAAATTGCGTAAAATTTCATAAATAAAACCACGCGACGCAATTACGCGCTCGTTTAGTTCTTCGATTTTCTCCGCGTCAAATTCAAACTCAAACGGTTTGATTCGCATTTCCGGCCCTAAATGTTCAAACGTCAATTGTTTCCTTGTATCGTTCCAAAGTTCGTCCGTAACGTCTGGAAATCCAAGTTTTCGCGCTCTATTTTGCGCCTCGCGTTCGATCAAATGGTCCGGAGTTGACATTAACACATAATAAACGATATGCTTCTCACGTCCAACCAAATTCATGTAAACTTGACCTTGCCAAAAATAATCCTTTGTTTTTAGTTTTCCCCCAAAAAACGGAAACGTTGACGCGGACCAACTCGCTTTATTGTCGGCTATGTGGTCCGGTTGGATTATATCGGGCGTCCCGGTCATAAAGTCGTCGGAAAAATTCCGAGTATTTGGAACCAAAAACGCGTCCGAATAAACGTGTTCGGATAAATAATTAAGCGCGTCGGCCTCTACAAAATTACCTTTTTCGGTGTATTTGTTTGAGAAATCATTAACACGAACACCCAACAATTCGGGTTGCTCCAATATCCAATTTTTTAAATACGTTTTGCACGTTTCACCCATTGAGCCAGACGCACGGCCGTTTGTCATTAATTGACCGGCCGCGCTTGCTCTAATTTTAAATCGATTAGCTATTTTTTCAGCGTTTTTCATGCTAATAAAAGTTTTTCGTTTGCTTTGCTTAATGTGTAAGATTTACGAATCGACTCGACGTCCGTTGATCCGTTTTTGATTGCGTTCTTTGCCGCCTCCCATTTTGCATGGTCCGGAGTAAATTCCGGAAGTTTTGGCAATGAGTCTTTGACCCGTAACGCGTCAACCGTTTCACCAAATGCGCGAACTTTTGCAACGTACAAAGTAATTCTCAAACCGTTCCAGTCCTCAATAAATGGAGAATCCGCGAGTTTTTCGATTGTCTTTGCGTTCGTAGCGTTCAAAATAAAGGGTTTGTGTCCTTTTAATTTAGCCACAATACATTCGTCCTTGCGGTTGTTTGGTCCCGTTACAATTTCGTTCGATACGGTTTTGATTGTTACGTCTAATTCAATTGGACCGTCTCCGGTCATTAATTCATAGGCCCCAATATAGTCGGGGTTGTTTAACTTTTTCCAATGTGTTTTCATTTGTTTAATTTTTGATTCACGAAACAAATATATAAATAAATTTTTGTTTGTTTATAAAAAAGTCTTAAATTTGTTTAAAATTAAATTTGTAATATGCCGAAAATGATAGCGGTCACGCTTAAAAATGAAACAGAGGGCAAACTAAAAAAAGCACTCGAAAAGGGAAACGAAATGGTTGACATTGAAAAATTGAGTAAGTTTAAACCGCTTTTAACCAAATCGCGTTTGTGTTCCGCAATATTGGACAAATACGTCGAGGACCCAGAATCAACATTAGAATTTTTAAACCTTAAAAAATAGATCGAAATGATAAAATTAGGAATTAATTTGAGCGAATTAAAACACGTAATTACAAGCCGAAAAGGAAAAAGCGGCGAAGTCAAAGGTATTTTCATTCCGTTGGAAGTGAATCACCTGGAGCAAAACCAAAAGAACGGAAACGTGTATTTAAATATGGTTGCGTTTGAGATGCGCGAGCCGAAAGAATGGGCGGACCATATTATAAAACAATCGTTACCGTTGGAAGTACGCGAGGCAATGACGGACGAGGACAAGAAAAACGAACCTATTTTGGGTAATTTACAAACGGGAGCCGGGAGCGTTTCAAGTGGTCCGGTATCGGTTGAGGTTGACGAGGACGACGATTTGCCTTTCTAACTAACTGAAAATTAGCGGTATTAAAAAAATATCGCTTTTTTTTGTCTTTTTTTATTGCTAGTTTATAAATATGTCTTATCTTTACATCAGAAACAAAAACGAAACGATTATGAAACATTTTGAAACAAAGCAACAAGCTAAAAAATTTGTAGCAAATTCAAGCACCCTAAAAATTTTCAAAAAGAAAAAAGGAATGCCAAATTGGAAGAAAAAACCATTTTGTGTGGGAACTGAGTTTGAGTGGTTAAATTGGTTTTAATTATGAAAAGAGATTTATCAATAGAAGAAATAATAAATATTTTCAATGTTCCTGAATCAAAAAAAACTAAACACATTAGGTTTGACATATACAAACAAGAGATAAAATTAAGACAATTAAAATCTGATTTGCAAAAGGAAATAGATTTAACTGATAAAAAAGTTGACAAGGCAGTTAATCATTTGGATTCATTAGATGATAATTGGCGTCGAAAATTAGTCAAACATTGGAGGGAAGAAGCTTTAAAAAAACAAAATAATAAATTATGAAAACAGAAATTTTAAACCGGATAATTTATCGACTTTTAGAGTCAATAAATATCGACAACAACGACAAAACTAATTGTGCCACTTTCAATTCGGTTTCGGATTGTGAAAAACTGAAACAATGACAAGAATCAACGTTGGAGTAAAACCCGCCGAATTGCACAATAAACATTTGATCGCGGAACATAGAGAAATCAAACGCATTCCGAACCAAATAAAAAAAGGGCGTTACAGTCTCGACGGTATGCCCGAACAATTTAAACTCGGAACGGGACACGTAAAATTTTTTTATGACAAATTGAAATATTTACATTTGAGATATTCAAGCATTTACGCCGAATGTATAAAACGCGGTTTTAACGTGACAAACTTCTCCGAATGTTTTGAAAATTTGCCAGTCGAATTGTACAATGATTACCAACCGACCGCAACGGATAGGGAGTTGATTTTGGAGCGAATTAAGGAACGTTTAGGATAACGGTTTGGCTATGATGCGTTTTAATGCACTTTATACCTTGTTGTGCATAGTACGGATTATTAACGAAGAAACTAAATGGAAGTAAAAGAAATAACATATAAACAAGCTATGAAATGGTGCTTAGAAAAACACTACGCTAAAAGAAAACCTATGTATCAATTTGCTTATGGGTTAATTATTAAAGGCAAAATAGAAGGTGTTGTTGTTTATGGCAGACCACCAGTACAAATAGAGAAGAATGTTTTTTTAGAGCCTGTAAAAAGTGATTACAAAGTATATGAACTAACAAGGTTAGTAATACAAACAAAACAAAAAAATGCAGCATCTTTTTTAGTTGGAAACAGTTTGAAAATGCTACCTAAAAATAACATTGTAGTTAGTTATGCTGATAGCGGAATGAATCATTGTGGTATAGTTTATCAAAGCACAAATTGGATATACACGGGAGGAAATAAAGCACACGACTGCGAATATATTGTTGATGGTAAAAAAATGCACCCAAAAACTATAACAGAAAGATTAGGAATAACAGCAATAGCTAAATGGGCAAAAGAAAATAATATAGAAAGGGTAAAACCAAAAATAAAATACAGATACTTTTTTATAAATGCCGACAAAAGAACTAAAAAAGATATGATTAAAAAACTTAGATACCCTATAATAAAAGAATATCCTAAATGTGATAAGCAAATGTATGATGATGGTAAAAGTATATTAATGAATTTTCAAGAAATGAACGTCCAACAATCACTATTTTAGCATTATGCACAACACTATGATAAAGCTTTTTCGTCAGCTTTGCTGATGTGCTTTATCTAAAGTTATGTTTAACCAAATAAGATAGACATGAAAACAACACTTTTATTTTTCTTCATTCTGTTAATGGCTACATTTCGCGCCATTATAACCAGAGAACACAAAACCGTTCACGTTCGACCAATTGGCCGTTTTTCTTGTATTGATCGCTCAACGCCAAATATAATCGAACCGCAACCAACCAAAACCGCTCGATTATTTAAAGACGAGAAAACAAATAAAACGGTTTGGATTCTCGAAAATATTGACTAATTTAGTCACCCATTTTTTACGCGACAAAATGACAAAAAACATTCTTTTAACGCCGGTGAGAAAAACACAAACCAACCTAGTCGCGTGGGTTCGGTCTAATTTTTCCGCCGGCTTTTTTATCTAATATGAATAAAATTTCAATCTTTGGAAGTTTCCCCAAAAAGGGCGAAAAGCATAAACCGACCGAGGCAATGGAAATGGACGATTTTCTGAATGCTATAAAATACGGTAAATGGAAAAACCAAGTCGAACCAATACGACAAGAAAAAAACAAACAAAAACGCGATCAATTAAAACGGTCATTGCCTGGGGTTACCATTTCGGGAACATTTAGCGCACGCGAGGAACAATCGTTGGTTGAACATTCCGGTTTTCTTTGCGTGGACATTGATAATTTTAACGACAAAACCGCACTAATCGAGGACAAATACACCTATTGCGTTTTTCGTTCGGTGTCGGGAAATGGAATCGCGGTTATTGTAAAAGTCAATCCGGAGAAACATAAAGAGTCCTATCGTTGGTTGAGTCATTATTATTTTGCAACCTATGGAATAAGCGTGGACCAAGCCCCGAAAAACCCGGCTTCGTTTCGGTTCGTATCTTATGACCCGGAATTGGTTATAAATCACAAATCGTTAAAATCCAAAACGAAATCGACCAAACCAAAAAAGGTCCATTCGTTGCCAATTATTTTAGGTACGGAACAAATTGATGAGTTGATTTCTAACATTCATAACTCGGGCAAAGACATAACAAACAGCGATTACGAAACGTATTTAAAAATTGGTTTCGCGCTTGCGTCTGGATTTGGTGAGCAAGGCCGGGAATATTTTCACGCGGTTTGTGCCAATTCGGAAAAATACGACTCCCAACAATGCGACAAACAATTTGATCGGTGCGTAAAAGGTACGAAATCCGGCGTTTCTGTTGGGTCGTTTTATTGGATTGCAAAAGAAAACGGTTTCGACATTCCGAAAACAGACCAACGCGCCGTCCAAGTTGCGGCAATGGGGAAAAAATCCGGACGGACTCCAGAGGGCGTTAAAATGCAATTGGTCCAGGTGAACGGAATGGACCCGGAATTGGCCGAAAAAATTACAAACGAGGTTTACCAACGAGACGATATAGATTTGGCACGCGTCGCAAAAGACCCGGACCAACTTATCAACTCGCTAATTGAGTGGATGAATCAAAACTTTCCGGTTCGTGTTAATGCAATTACTCGGATGATCGAGGAGCGCGGAAACGAATTAAAAAAGGAGCGAATGAACACGATTTATTTGCAAGCGCGGATATGTTTTAATTCAAAAGAAGTGACAAAGGATTTGATTGAGTCGATTATTTTTTCAGATAACACGCCAGAGTTCAACCCAATTACGGAATACATTGACAAAAACCGCCACCGAAACTCCACCGGAAACATTGACAATATTATAAAGTCGATTAAAACCGATACGGAAATGGCGGACGTTTTTATAAAAAAATGGTTGGTTTCTATTGTGGCGGCCTATGATGGAAACCCGGTTCGTTCCGTTCTTGCATTGGTCGGAGGTCAAACCACGGGGAAAACGGAATGGTTCCGGCGATTGCTCCCGGCAAAGATTAAAAAGTACTATTCGGAATCGAAATTGGACGCGGGAAAGGATGACGAAATGTTGATGTGTCAAAAGTTGATTGTAATGGATGACGAAATGGGCGGCAAAAGTAAACAAGATGAACGACGTTTCAAAGAATTAACGTCAAAAAATATTTTTTCGCTCCGCGCACCTTACGCCCGTTATAATGAAGATTTTAAACGACTCGCGGTCCTTTGTGGTACGTCAAACGATAAAAACGTCATAAACGACCCGACGGGAAACACGCGTATTTTACCGGTTAACGTGTTGTCAATAGATCACGAACTTTATAATTCAGTCGATAAGGACGAACTATTTTTGGAACTTTTGCGCCTTTATGAGTCGGGATTTGAATGGCAATTGAGCCGCGAAGATTTGGCCGGGTTAAAGGACGTTTCCGAAAATTACGAGGTTATGCCGTTCGAACGGGAATTAATCCAAAAGTTTTTTAAATCCGGTTCGTCTGGGGGAGGTTATGCGGAATATTTAACGAGTACAGAAATCAAAGATTATATCGAAACGAATACAAGACAGAAAATTCATTCAATGCGGAGATTTTCGATTGAACTCACAAAAGTTTTAGGTGAGTCTAAAATAAAACGTGTAAATGGATTGACAAAACGCGTTTATTGGGTAATTCGTGACAATGTTACAGAAAGTCGTGTAAACTCCGAAACGCCCGAAAATACTGACTTACCGTTCTAAAAATGGAAAATGTAACGGAACGAAACGCAAATTTTGTACTGAATTGCTTCACGCGAAAAAAATTTAATTGTTCACGATTAAAAATTTTTGTGGGCGAAAGTTTGCGGAGGTGTTGTGTTACAATATATATATATTTAATAAAAGTATAGTATTAACAGGGGTTAAGCAGTTTACACGACTGGAAAAAAATTGAACTGTTACAGTTGTGTTACAAAAGAAAAGTTATGTTACAATTAAGACCATACCAAAACGAAACAATCCAAAACCTTCGACAAGGATTTGGAAACGATCACAAAAGGCAAATTTTATGCCTCCCGACTGGAGCTGGCAAAACTGTTGTATTTTCCGAAATGGTTCGACTTGCTACCGAACGCGGGACCGTCTCCCTAATTTTAACCGACCGAATCGAACTATTCAAACAAACGTTTAAAGCCTTGGACCGTCACGGGCTAAAATTGCAAGAAGTGAACGCCAAAATGAAATCACACCAATTCGACCAAAAAGCAAAAACGACGGTTGGGATGGTTGAGACAATCAAACGGCGCGACCTGGGACAATACGAACCGGATTTGATAATAATAGACGAGGCGCACAAAGGAAATTTCACCAAAGTATTAGACAAGTTTCCGAACGCTAAAGTAATAGGAGCCACCGCGACACCGGTTGGAAAACACGTTCCGAAATATTATTCGAATATTGTTCACCCTATCGACATACCGCAATTGATCGCGGAAGGTTATTTGTCACCGTGTCGAGCGTTTCAGATGGTTGACGATTTCAGCGATTTAGAAACGAGCCGGGGCGAATATACCGAGCAAAGCCAATGGAACCATTTCAACGAGCGTAAATTGTACGACGGCGTTGTGGACAAATGGCGCGAAAAAGCCAACGGAAAAAAAACGATTGTGTTTAATGTGAATATCGAACACGCCGAAAAAACAAACGAGGCTTTTAATGAGGCCGGTATTTTGTCGGAGGTCATAACGTCGAAAACAACCAAAGAGGAACGGACGCGAATTTTACGCGCTTTTTCGGATGGTTTGTTTCCGGTCCTAAACAATTGTGGAATACTTACGACGGGATATGATGAGCCGTCGATTGAGTGCGTAATAATGAACCGCAAAACAAAATCGTTGCCGTTGTGGTTGCAATGTTGCGGACGTGGTTCTCGAATATATCCAGGAAAAACGGAATTTATTGTTTTAGATTTCGGAATGAATCACGACGAGCATGGACTATGGGAGGAGCCTCGCAAATGGTCACTCGAGGCAAAAAAGAAAAAATCGAAACAAGGCGAGGCGGCGGTAAAAACGTGTCCAGAATGTGAGGCAATGGTTTTCGCGTCCGCGCGTGAGTGTAATTTTTGCGGCCATGAGTTTAAGATAAAAACGAACGCACCCGAAACGGGCGGAAAATTAGTGGAAGTCAAATCGACCGCACCGCCGGAATTGGTCGGGCGGAAAATATCGGATTTGAATTTGGACGAACTTATTGAAATACAAAAGGCGAAACATTTTAAAAGTTCGTACGTTTGGCGGATTGTAAGATCAAAAGGAAAAAACGCCGTTTTGGAATATGCAAAAAAAATGAATTACAAATCGGGTTGGATTTCTCGACAATTGGGAGATTTGACAAATTCAAGGTTTAACGATTATTTAATAAGATGAAAAAAACAGAGTCACGAATACAGCAGGAAATTGTTATGTGGTTTCGGAATACACATTGCAGAAAAACAAACAACCCACAATGTCAAATTTTTTCGGTACCCAACGAACGGTCCAACACAAAAGAACAAATGAGAATGATTTCGACCGGTTTACTTTCTGGCGTGTCGGATTTAATCGTTATGTTACCAGGTAAAGTGCTATTCGTTGAGGTAAAAGACGAAAAAGGCCGACAAAGTAAAAAACAATTTGATTTTCAACAACGCGCGGAAACATTAGGGTTTGAGTACTTTTTGGTCCGCTCGCTTGAAGATTTTCAAAAAATAATTCAAAAAAAATTTGGTTAGATTATAAATAAGCCTTAGATTTGTTCCAACGATAACAATTAAAACAAGATTATGAAAGATAGAATATTAAAAGGAGAAATGATTGAGTTAACAAATGGATTTGACTCAGTCGCTATTTGGTTTCAAGAAAAGACAAATAACTTTTGTTTAGAGTTGAACGCCAAAGTAATTAAGTCAACAAAAACATGGAATCCAATTCAAGACAAGTTGAATAAATTAGGAACATTTAAAGAGTGCGATTAAAACCCCAGGGGCTTCGGCCCCGCTTTTTTTTTAAGTTATGACAACACCACTAACAAAAACAGTTTTTACCGTGAACGGCGCAACGTTCAAAATTGTAGGAACTAAAAACGAAAACGGGCGAACAATCGACACCGTGCAAAATATTACAAAACCAAGTTATTCGAATCGGTTCGCAGAGATCGAACGGAGTAGGCTATTGAAATTGATGAAGGGATGAAAGCAAAACCGCCAAAACCGTTCAAACCGTGCAACCTTACAACGTACCCGATCCGAGTGCTAAAGGACAAAAAACAAGACATTTTGAACCAATACGAACGACTGTTAAAAATGAGAATGAGCGAAAAGCCAGGACGAGAGGTTCAGGCAAAATACGCCATTGAGTTCAACAAAGGTTTGGACAAGGATAAACGCAAAATGAAGCAAATTTTGGAACAGTTAACCCAGTCAATTGATATGCTCGAGGCGATTAATAACAATAAATTTTGATATATTTGCATTTATGGAAAATAAACGAATCACACTTTTAAACCTTGTTTGGGTCATGTTCCTATTCTTGACCTTTACCGAATTTAATTGGTTTTTTTTGACTATGTCCGTTATTATTGCGCCGCTCTGGTCCGAAATTTACAACGTGGCAAAGATCAACCAAAACGCAAAGAAACAAAACGAACCGATTATTGAACAATTCGAAGAAGATTTGAAAAATGGGAATTATTGACAAACTATTCAAGAACAAAAAACAACTTGAAACAACGGCGAAAAGCTTCGATTTAAGCCACTTTAATCGTTATCAACGTCGAAAGGGTCTGTTCGTTATTAAAAACAACGTGAACGGCTTGTATTGTCGCCAAACGAATACGGACGGAGGAAAAAACATACTATTCGAGGACGTACCGTTAAAAAAATGTTCGTTCTATATGTTCGAAAACGTCAAAAATGTATTATATTTGATGCAAACGAACAAATCCGGTTTAGATTTATCGGTTCAATGTTATGACCCAAAATTGAAACGGATTATAGAATAATCAACAAATTTCAAAGGATGCCAAGAGGAGGAGCCAGAATCGGAGCGGGAAGAAAACCGAAATTGCACGAAAAAGAGGCGCGGCAAATTCTACTCAATGCCCTGGAATTAAAGTACAAAAACCAAGACGATCAAAAAAACGTTGTCGAGTTTATGGCTGATTTTGTCGAAACAAAAGAGGGCATGAAATTTTTTGCGGAACACTTAATCGGCAAAGCCCCGGACCGAATCGACCACACAAGCGGAGACGAACCGTTGGACATTACGCCGTTCCAAATCACAATCAAAAAACCCGAGGAGTAAAAAAAAAATAAAAAAAAGTTGCAAAAAGTTTTGGAGGTTATAAATAAATTCGTATATTTGAACTGTTAAACAATTAAAACAAAACAAAATGACACTTTACGCGACACTAAAAAACGGAAACCAAACTCAAATCAAGGTTTACGGAAACCAAAAAGAAATTTTAAACTATATTGAAAGATACGAAGGAAACGACCTTGGAAACGATATTATCTTAGAGGACTTTGTTACAGATTTCGAAGAAACCGGAGTAATAATTGAAAAATAAGCCTCCCAAGGCTAAAAAAAAAGAGTCGGACTTGGACGGGTTCGGCTTTTTTTGTTTATCTTAGCGAACTGATTCATAACTTTTGGATTTAATTGTTTAACGTTTAGTCCCGGATTTCCATAGGTCCGGGATTTTTTGTTTATTTTTGTTTATATGGTCGATTTAAAATGTACGATTGTTTGGGAACAAAATTGGCACGCGATAAACAAAGATTGTGAGACGTGCGGAGGAACTGGAAAAACAACCGCGACCGGTTCGGATTGTTCGTGGTGTCATGGTTCGGGTAAATATTATAAGTACATAATCAACAAAGGGTCCTCCAGGTCGTCCAAAACGATTTCGTTGATTGACTGTTGCGATCTTTACGCACGCCAACACAAATCGAAACGTATCACAATTTGGAGGGACACAAAACGAATTTGCGTTGATACGATATTAAACGACCTCAAAAAACATTTTAAGCGGACCGGCCGTTGGTTACTCAATCACGAATTTAACAAAACAAACAAGGCGTTAACGTATCGCACGGACTCGACGTTGGAATTTTACGGAGCGGACGACGAAGAAACGGTCCACGGATTAGAACAAGACGTCTCATGGCTCAACGAACCCTATAAAATCGCGCGGGAGGTATTTAACCAAATCGACCAAAGAACGTCGGACTTTATGTTTATTGATTACAACCCGAAAAAAGGGCATTGGGTTGAGGACGTGGCAAAAGATGATCGCGCAATTGTATTAGAATCGACATTCAAAGACAATCCGTTTTGTCCTCCAGAGCAACGCCGCAAAATCTTATCATATCAACCCGTAAAATTGTCGCATTTGGTCGAGTCGGGCGAAATGACAGAAAGCGACGCGATACAATA